ATTTTTTTATTAACCTTATCCCACCCCTGAGACTTAAATACTATGCCATCTTTACTTGTGGCTCGGTACTCAATATCAGAAAAAAGATTTTTTATTTGCTTGATAAACTGGTTTACTGTTGTCATTGTTATACACTCCAAAAGTTAATGTTTTTTTATCAAAATAAAGTCCAAAGTTCCCCTCGTAACCATTGCCATGTCTCTGTTTATTTATATAAATCTTGCAATCATAATGCTTCTTTACCTCTTCTATTTTATCCTCATCATTACCCGATAATATTTCCTCTTTCTTTTTATTACGAAAGACTGTAATACAATTATCCGCTAGGTTAGTAATATTAGATGAGCCTAACACATCAAACTTACTCGGCTCTGAATGTTCATGAACTGTTTTACGACTGTGTGCCACTAAGAATATATGTATACCTAAGTCTCGACTAGCAACGCACAACTGATTAACAAATCTTTTTTGTCCGTTGTAATCATCTTCATTAATGCCACATTTCATTAAACTATCAATCACAAACATATCTATACCTAATTTTTCTTTTGCATAATAGATAACCAACAATACTTTTTCTGCACTTGTTTCCCCCTCAGCGTCATACAAATATAGTTTATTGTCTAATGATTCAACAAAGTCATAAACTGCATTATCTGTTGGCTCATAGTTACCTGTTTGCTGTAACATACGCCCTAGTGTTGCTTTAGGTAACATCTCAAAACTTGCTATCAACACCTTGCTATAATTTAATGCTTTGTACATTACATAAGAAAGCCATATCGTCTTACCATGCCCACTATAACCCGATACAATAGTAGTTTCACCCTTGCGGATTTTAAATTTATCTTCTGTAAAATCAAAAGGCAAAGGCACTCCGCCTGTCATATCATTTTTAAAATACTCCAATACATCTTCGGCATAATTGCTAGGCGATTTGATTTTCGTATGTTCAGTTAAATCTCTTTCAGCAAAATAATTTTCTATTTGCTCATCATTAACTATTAACTTCTCTACATTACTTGAGATACTCATATATTTCCTTATGTTTCCTAGCTATCCTGTGCAATCGTTCTACATCTTCAGGCACTAAGGCATTACCTTTTGTTAATTCTTTCGCAGAAAGTGCTATAAAAAGATAATCCTCTTGCATACTTTTCATAATAGCAAATGGATTAAATCTCATTTTTGCCTTAGCTATATTTATCATTTCTGTACCATTAGCATTAGGTCGCCATTCCTCATGCAACGTATCAGGCATAATATCGTTCCATACTAAGCCAATAGATTCTAATATAGATTCAGCAGAGCAACCCGCAAAACAATTCATTATCATTCTGTCATCTTTAAACTTTAAGCCTAGACTAGCATTTCTATCATCATGCACAGGGCATAAACATTGGTATTGGTCTACGCCACTCTGATAAACCTTACTAAACCTCGCTAGTATTTCTTGTCTGTCTATCATGCTCTAACTCCAATAGCTCATATTGTCTTAATTTAGGCATGGAATTATTCTTAACCCAATAATAAACTGCCTGTCTTGTTACGCCTAGCAAGTCTGCTACCTCTTGCCTACTATATTTTTTTAATACATCTTCTAATATCATTTGCACCCCTTAATTAAATGTTTAACTCTCATAATTTCATTCCCTTATAAAGTGTTCCACTAACCTCACAGTCAGTATAATATTCGCCCTCATCAAAACATTTTCTACATAGGCAAGAGTAATCACCCATGTTATATGGTTCTTCTATATCACCATGCCAAAAGAAGTCACACGGATTAAACTCGCTGTTTTTATCTTCATGCCTATCTTTAGCACCACATTTATCACATTGATTCATAATATAACTCCATTTCTAGTTAGTAAAAAGTATTTTACACAATTAAATTTATTTGTCAAATTGTCTATCATAATATATACGCTCTGCTCTTCTGTGTGCTAATGCTTTAACATCTTCCTCGTCATAACCCTCTTCCTCTAATTCCTCTAATGCTTGTTCGTAACAATATTCCCACACTTGTTCGTTTAAAAAATCTTCGTCTCCATGATATATATCGTTAGGTGTTCGTAACATAATTATTCCCCTTTATTAACTAATTCATATCTTTAATATTTGTCTGAATAATATCTTCTTTTATTTATGTATTCATGCTCGAAAGCATATTTTGCTTGTGATAAGTTATATCCTACATAACTTTTTTGTACAAGTTTATCCCCTTGCATACAGCTAATCGTTATCATATCAACGTCTTTATGTTTTTTAATTTTCATGTCTATTCATCCTCAAATTCTTCAAATAAAAAATCATCTATCACATTAGCTACATGATTCCTATGAACGTCTACTACAATCTCATTATCATCTTCATCATAAGCTACTAAATTCCACGAAACTATTTTAGACATCTTCGTTCTCCTTTACACTAGATTCAACATCTACTTTTTCTGACATTGGTTTGTTTGTTTGTTATTAATAAAATCAAACATACTTTCTACCTCTTCAATAACAAGAGGTATAGTTTCCCATTCATTAGTGTTATCATTAAATGATTGTAGAAGCACATCATTTTTATATGTTTGTGTTGGTGTAAATGTATCATCAATTCTTGAACCTTGTTCTGTATATATCTGTTGCAATAATCTTAACTTCATTTTACTTCCCCCATTAAATATGAATATTTTTCTACCACATACTTTTTAGCAAACCTTAATTGAGTAAGGTAGTCAGATTTATTTTTAATACGCATTACTTTTGCAGTATCATCTTTATAGTCTGTTGGTAAAGTTGTAACCATAGATTCAAATTCGTTTAAGGCTTGAAATAAAACATCAAATTTATCCATAATTATTCCTTTCTAATTAAGTCTGCACGAATACAGCGATAACCATCATAGTTATCTTTGCCACGATAAAAAGTTTCGTAGAATGTTGCTGCTTCAGTACAGGTACTAAAAGAACCCTCAATAGTTTCATGAGTGCCAAATGCTGTTACATTACTTACGATTAAAATAAATTCAATAAACATAACTATGCTCCCTTATAGTAATTTCGTTCCTTTTTGTTTGCTTCCCTATTTTTTCTTTTTTCTAATAACTTTTTTTGATAATCTTTTATATAAAAATCATGTATTTTTGTGTAAAGTTTATCTATTTCTAACATAGTATTTTTTTGAACATAATCATTATATTTATGAGATGCAATAGAATTAATTAAATGAGTAATTTCAATTTTAGCTCGTTCACTTAATTCATTAAATCTGTTATTAATTGATATTGTTATTTTATTGTTCATAATTCACCCCTCACTTTACAATATTTTTTTAGTTTCATGGTTATTATTCCTCCGTAATTAAAGAAATTCTAGAATCTTTTGGAACATCAACCCAACATGGCTTATCGCTATATATAAGTTTTTCATTCGTGCCATTGTCAATACTAATAGTCCAATCATCTATTTCAATCTTAAGGCATTTATCATTTATAATTTTTACATCAAGAAAACTCATATTTACTCCTCTTCTTGTTAATTAATGTTTACTGCATTTATAATAATATATAAATATATAAACTTGTAAAGTCTTTTTAACTATTTTATAATTGTTTTTATTTATCAATTTTATGTACGTGATAAGTAAAATCAATCAAAAACCTATTGCAATTTGAGGAAAAGTGTGATAAAATTCAGTTATATTTAAGAGATAAGCAAAGATAAAACAAAAAAAATAATTATCAATTTAAAAAGATATTAAGATAATTAAGATAGATTATATATATTATTGATATTAAGATATTATGTATATTAAGATAATTAAGATAGATTATACATATTATTAATATTAAGACAATAATGAGTTATGATTTTATCACAATGTGATTTTCAAGGCAGAAATCTATTTAAAAAAAATAGAATTATTTTTGTATAGGGTATTGACATTTTAAGTTTATTTATGTTATAATATACGGGTAAGGGGAAACTATATACAAAAGAAAAGGGCTATTATCTAGCCCTTTTTTTATTATAGGTTTATATGA